AAGTTGGAAGAGTATTTTAGAAACCTGGATATAGGTACTAAATCTGTGACGTTTAAGAGTGTATTTGATGAGATAGATGTGCGGGCGGATAGATTGAGATTATATCCAAAAGTTCTAGAAATAAGTGGAAAGACCAGACCAGATGTTATATTGAAGAAAAAGTAATGTCTGCATATATTTTATTTTGTTTCAAATCTTATAGATTTGAAAAGTTTATACACGATTTGTCTCTCCAACACGGGTTATATTTGATAAATTCTTCTAGATAAAAATGAGATAAGGTGCTCGTTCTAAAAGCCAAAAGATGTCAATAAATATATTATCGTTAAACGCGACCATTTATAATAAATTAAATGAAGAACTCGAGTTGTCTGGGAAACAGATTTCTCTAATAACAAATATACTCTCTGATTCAGAATTAACTGAGGAGTGTCAAAGAGATCTGAAAGAAATACGTTCAAAACTTATTGAAAATCAAAACACTGACAAAGTTGAATTTTTACAAAAAACACACTCTTTAATCAACGAATATATAAAAATTATTAATATTCCACTATGTTCAACTGAAGATAATCAAAAGGTTTTGCAAAAAACACAAATTATTGTAAACGAATTTTTGGATATTATATATCAGCTCAAAAAAAATAAAGGGTGGTTAGATTTGGAAATACCCCCGATTGTACCTATAACAAAACAAACTATATACTGTTGTAGTTGTCACAATGACAACATTGATATGTTTGAAATGGACGAATACAACAATAAAATATGCATGTGTTGTGCAAACCAAGATGTGTGTTTAGAGACTGGTATAACATACAAGGATTACGGAAGAGTAAACGTTGTGAATAGATTTATATATAATAGAGTGATACATTTTAATGATTGTATAAAACAGTATCAGGGAAAACAAAACTGTAAAATTCCCGAGCTTGTATTTGAAAACCTGGAAAAAAAGTTTTTATCACACCGTTTGCTCATACTTACAGACAATAAAAATGTACAACGGCCGGATCCTGTACGATATTCGACAATTACCAGGGATCACATTATAATGTTTTTAAAAGATCTAAAATATACGAAACAATATGAAAACACAAATCTTATTTACTATATGCTTACAAATAAAAGAGTAGACGATATAACCTACTTAGAAGATAAACTTATTGACGACTTTAAAAAATTGATATGTTTTTACGACGAAGAATGCAACAAAGAAAAAACAAAACGTAAAAATTTTTTAAATTCTTCATATTTGTTGTTTCAACTATTACGAAGACATGGGCATCCGTGTCAAGTTGAAAATTTTTCAATATTAAAGACGGTAGATAGAAAAATTTTTCATGATGACATTTGCAAAAATCTGTTTTCTCAACTAAGGTGGAAATTTACAAATGTTTTTTAAACAAAATAAAATGGACGATGATTATATTTATGAAGATAACGAGTGTGAACTCCGGGCAGAGTTTCACGCTTTTGAAAGAACTGAAATATTTAATGAAGATATTAAAGATCTTAAAGACAAAGTTCAAAGATTCAAAACTTTTGTATCTTTTGTCGCAACAGAAATAAGAGATGATAAGTTATTAGATTTAAAAACATCAGATATTAATTTTCTAGTAAACTCTGTTTCCAAAATTCCCACACCCGGATACAAGAATCCGACAGCTTACATATTAGGATATATGTTACTCAAAAAAGGATACAACAAACACACTTTCGAAAAAGATATAATTCCAATATTAAACCGACTGACATATCCAGTAAGCCCATATGATGTTATACGATATGCCAGACTATTAGAAAATGCGGTGGTTATTTCTTAAAAAATGATATTTTATATTAAAGATTAAATATATAATAAAAATGGACAATGAACCTTTATTAACAGAAAACAAAAACCGTTTTGTATTAGTTGTGAAACACCCAGATATAGATAAATTTTACCAAACTCATGTTTCAACTTTCTGGACTCCATCAGAAATTGATTTTTCGCAAGATATTCGAGACTGGAAAAAAATGACAGAAGATGAACAAAAATTTATCAAATATGTGTTGGCTTTTTTTGCAGGAAGCGACGGAATTGTTAATGAAAATCTAGTAGAAAATTTCAGCAGAGAAATACAAGTACCAGAAGTAAGAGCTTTTTTTTCGATACAAATGGCTATGGAAACAATTCACAGCGAAACATATAGACTATCATTAGAAACACTGATCCAAGATTCAGACGAACAAATCAAACTGTTTGACGCGATAGAACAGATATCTTCTATTAAGAAAAAAGCAGAGTGGGCTCTCAAGTGGACCAACCCCGAAACCGCTTCTTTTGCAGAAAGACTCGTTGCTTTCATAGTTGTAGAAGGTTTGTTTTTTTCTGGTAGTTTTTGTGCTATTTTTTGGCTCAAGTCTAAAGGTTTGCTTCCCGGTGTATGTTTTTCAAACGAGCTCATCTCTAGGGACGAAGGGTTGCACTGTGAATTTGGTCTTCATCTTTACAACAACTATATAGTAAATCGACTACCAGAAGAAAAAATAAAAGAGATTGTTTCTTCTGCGTTTGAAACAGAAAAAGAATTTATCGTAGAAGCGTTACCCGTTGGGCTGGTTGGTATGAATCAAAAGTCCATGATACAATACATACAATACGTGGCAGACAGGTTATTGCTTCAAATGGGATGTACAAAAGAGTATCACGCAGAAAACCCGTTTCATTTTATGGAAATGATAAGTCTAGAAGGAAAAACAAACTTCTTTGAACGAAGAGTGAGCGAGTATAAAAAACCCACTAAAGAATCTTCAGATGGGCTGGTGTTTGATGAAAATTTTTAACTATTTGATAATTTTGAAATCTTTGACGACTTAGCACGTGTACATTTTATTGAGGTCTGAGCTGCAAGATATCCTGTAGCTCAGAATAATCTATATTTTCAACGGCGGCTAAAACTTATATCATAGTTAGAATAGAACTTTTTTAAGAATATTCTTAAAAAAGTCTTCAAGAGATATTTTTGTGATTTACTTCTTCTTTACTACCACATCTGGTCTGCTTCAACTGAGAGTTTTCTAATTGCGACATCGATGTTAAAGAATGGCAGCTCCTACACTATTGCATTTTGAGGTTGCGCAGCAAGGTGAAGCCGTTGTTTGTAAGTTGCACGTAGGCGTTCCATAATTCTGTGTATACGGAACCGCAGCAGAGCTGCTTTGTAGCGCCACTGTTGGGTACGAATTGAGACAGTTTTCTGGTGGAGGGTTCATGGAAAGAAGAGGAACGCTGCTCGAGTTACAACCAGACCCTGCAGCCCAGCTTGCTGTGCAGTCCGGCCCCGATGTCTTCTTCCAGCCTGCAGCAGTCATAGCAGGTACGCTCTCTGGTATGTCGGATGCAAGACCGTACTTGTTGGCGTGGCACGGGTCTGAATAATCAGACACGTCGCCTGTTGGTCTGTACACAAAATACGTGGGTCTGTTAGTTGCTGTTTTTGTGCTTGTGCAGTTGCAGTATGGTTCTTTTTTCATGTAAAAAAATAGTAAAACTAACAAAATAACAATTATAATAATACATAACACGGATGACATTTTTCAATCCAATAGATAAAAATATGTCTGTTTATAAGAAATTGTAATAGTGGTATAACCCACTATATTAAGAAACCTATGAACGATTTAAAGACCTGAAAAAATAAATCAAAATGAAGAGACGCGGCATTGAAGAAGAATTGAAAATTCTTACGACTCGTTTTGAGTCTGTCCTATCCTTGCTTACAGCCAAACAAGCAGCTCCTGTTTTAAAACAACTAGAAACTTTGCAAAAACGTGTGCGCCCCAAGAGATCTACAAAGGGGACTCAAAGCAAAAACCAGAACAGCGGGCTGTTAAAACCCGTGGCTATTTCAAAAGAAATAGCAGAATTTGCAGGCTGGAATCCTGACGAACTTCACTCGAGAGTAGATGTCACAAAATCTATATGCGATTATATCAAAACAAAAGAGCTTCAAAAGACCAGCAACAGAAAGAATATTATTCCGGATGATGTTTTGAAAACGCTGCTGAGATGGGACGAAGATATGCAGAAAATGAGCGTGGCCGTCACGAGTGTAGATTTTTCAACAGATGCAGATCAAATTACTTTTGTAATCGATTCTCCACCGCACAACGGACTACAAACTTTGAATTATTATAATGGATCTGATCTATATACCCCAGACAACGAATTTGTTGGTGTTTTAAAAAATATTAAACATGTAACAGTAGAAGACGGTTCGCAAGTAGAGCAATATATTGCAAACGTAGAAAAAAGACAACAAAAAATTGACATTTCTTCTGTTTTAGTAATCAAAGTACCATTGACGTATCCAAAGATTCAAGCTCGTATAAGCATACATCTTGCAGAAACGGAAAAACAGTCTAAGAAACCTAGAGTGAAAAAGACACAAGATGCTCAACCTAAATCTAAAAAAAATAAAAAGTCACAAGATCTTGCAGAAAAAGAAGCAGAAAAAGAAGCAGAAAAAGAAGTAGAAAAAGAAGTAGAAAAAGAAGTAGAAAAAGAAGTAGAAAAAGAAGTAGAAAAAGCGAATTAGTTTTAAAACTCGATATAATAAGTTTTTAATATTTCAAAATTAATAATTTTGAAATCATTTATCATTGGAAAATAATAAAGTGTTTGATATTTCAGGATTGATTTCTGCAACTACAACTGTTTGAATTATAGTATCAATCCATTTCCATATTATTTTCTGATTTTCTGTATTGCAAGAGTTTAATAAAATCATCAACTGTTTAAATACTGTCGTAGAAAAGGTTTCTGATGTGTCGTTAATATTACAAGTGTTTAAATCTAGACTTATAACTTTTTGTATGTTTTGTTGTTTTAATATTTCATAAGTTGATGGAACGGT